ACTCGAACCTACGACCTAGGCATTAACAGTGCCCCGTTCTGCCAACTGAACTACAGACCAAAACCTATTAACTATTTACATCTACAAACAAATTAGTTGTAAATGATTCTAGCGATGCAGATTTAGCAATAGACTTTAGATGATTATAAGTATCAGAGAAGTTACCCTTATAATTCTTAGCCCAATATGCTGCAAGTGCAGCAGTAGCAGCAGATGTTCCTACTGATCCATTTACTGTACCAAGAGCAAAGAAATCTACTTCAGCAGATCGATTTGCATACCGCTCAACATTGCCACGAACTCCTACAGAACTAACTGCAATTGCTTCTGCGACACATGATGGATAATCAATCTTAGAATAGTCATAACGATTACCAGTTGCAAACAAAGAACCAACGCCCATGTTTTGCAGATTTACAATTGCACTACGAAGTGCTGGATTAACTGGACAATAGTTTCCACGAGTAGAGAATTTTGTTTCTCCTACTGATGCAGATACAGCAACAATATTAAATTTAATCTTATTATTAGCAACCCATTCAAGTGCTTGACGAACAGTGCTATTTACATTTACACCATTACGCATAACATTTCCACGATTATCTTGTGGGAAAATACGAATAAACACAATGTTCATATTTGGATTAATTGATTGAGCAATCTGTACCATTTTGGTACCGTGCTCAAAGCCTTTTGTTGCAGGCATATGTGCAGATCCTGGACCTTCCATATATGACTGCTTATTTGGGCATCGCTTTTCTTCCATGAGACAAACCTCATGTGTAACACTTACCTGTGTTGTATCAATTGCTGTATCAATAATTGCAATTGCTGGCTTTTCATTTGCAGATACCGCTGGCAAAAATGCAGCGATAAACAAAATACTTACTAACCCCACTACTTTTTTCATTATTCTCCTATAGCATTATTCTGATTACATGTTGGCATGGGTCGCCTCCTGCTTCCCATTCTTCCAATTCTTCTTCACTCATATATTGGTAACCACCATCGTGTGTGTTACAAAATGGTTCTGTTACCCAGCCTTTTTCAATACCGTTTTCTAGCCAGATGCCAAACTCCTGCTCATCTGGAGACAAGTCTTCCTCATGAATATGATTCATATATATATTGTATCCTTACTTGCTTAAAAAGTCAATTGGATATAAGCAATGTGGACTATATAAAATTGCAGCATCTAGTGCTGAAGTCAGCCTACGCTTTGGATCTTTATAGTTTTGGGTGGCATGTAAAGAACCCATTGCGTAGGCTGAACCTGAACCTATGGCAGCAAAATTTGTGTCATAGGAAATCATTGTTAAATTAATTGATTCATGCTCATACATTCTTCCTTTAACACATATTAATAGTGTTAGATCAGAATCTTTGTCTGCTGGCATACCCCATTTTTCATAAAACTTTTTAATTTCTTCTAGGAATTTACCACGCATAAACTTATCAATATTGCCTTCTGGTTTTGGTGGTACAAAGTTATTTTGAATTATTTGACCTTCAAGTGTTCCACAGTAGCCAAATAAATAATCACCAGACTTCCAAATTTTAGGAATGTCTGATTTCATTTGTTGTGATTCATCTACAACGGCTCTATCACCAGCCATATAGGCCTTACCGTCTTTAATTATTGCTGCTATACAAGTCATGCCTACCCCTAGATTTTCCTGTCTATCTAGTATACCAGGAAGATTTTTGCCTGTCAATTAGCCTTTACTTAAGACTATTAGCCTTTACTTAACAGATTGTCCGCAAGTTGGACAGGTTTTAACATCATTGACAGGATTACTAGGCTTTGTCTCAGCCTTAGCCTCACCCTTGAACTTTGGACGACCAAAGCCTACGATAGAGATCTGTACGCCTTTTTTGTTTTTCTTATAAGCACGAAGTTTCTTTACAACTTCTCCGCCATTTCGCTGTGATTTCTTTGGATCCCCTGAAGTGTTGCCTTCAATGCACCATACAGTTCCGTCCTCGTTATCTTTAATGACGATTCCAACGTGTGAAATTCTATCAACACCGTCTCCAGGAAAATCGAAGTACGCAATATCTCCAGGCTCTGGATCGCATATTTGTGCATCATACCAACGACCAGACTTTTTAAAAGCAGCAGCGCCACCAGGAGTGTAAACAGTATTTGGGACTTTAACGCCTGCTTTATCTGCACACCACATCACAAAACTTCCACACCAAGGCTGGAAGTTTGCCTTGGTGAATGCTCCATACTTCGTTTCGTTATCCTTTGGTCCTTCTATATAGCCTATTTCTTCCTTGGCTATTTCAATTAGTTTTGCTGCTGTTCCCATTTCTGCCATGATTAATCCTTATCCCATTCTTCATCAATTTCTTGTTCTTCTGGCATTTGTGAATTATCTTTGCCAGCAGGAACTTCTTCTGCTACCGCCTCAGAAACTGGTGCTACTTCTTCTGCAACTGGAGAATTGTTTTCCATTGCCTCTTTCATTTCTTGTGCGCCACTCTTACCAATGAGCAAACCTGCAAGGGTACCAGTAATAAATGTAGCAACACTACCAAGCACATTAAAGAACATCTTATCATTCTCAGACTGGGCTGTTACTGGCTGTGTTACAAATATAAGGGCATACAAAATACCCAATGTTGTTGATAGGAGAATAACTCCCAGCATAATTCCTAATGCAAATTTTAATCTTGCATCTAATTCTGCAGATGTATATCTATTCTTACTCATTTGGTACTTCCTCCACTGTATTCTCAGTACTTGTTCCGTTAAATATATCTGATCCAACTAAATCTTCTGGACATGCGCCAGCCGTTGTACAAATTGGTGGTTTGCATTCTGTGTTTTCCCAGTTTGCTGGATCTTGGCAAGGATAACGGAAGTGACCATCATAGCCACAGCCTGTAAGCACCAACCCAAGTAGGGCTGCTCCGATTATTCTTAGCATACCCCCATTATACCAAGTTTATTCTTCTTTTTCTTCCCTGAGTGGGATAGTAACAAGCCACAAAATAGTAGCCAAAACAGTAGCAACTCCTACTATTTGTTGGGCGGTGCCAGTCAAAGTAAGCCAAGCAATAAAGAACCCTAGAAGAGTCCATACTTGAGCAATACTTTCCTTTATAGCCTTTCCAAGCCATACTAAGAAGCCTTTAAGAGCCTTTAGTCCTAGCATTGGTAGTTTACCTACTACGGCAAGCACTTTAGGCAATACCGCCTTAAAATCAGGCAGTTTGACTTTGCCAATAAGGGCTTTTGCTTGGTTAACTAATTTATCCATCATTATCATATTATAACCTCCTTAATGACATAACAGAACTAACTATGTTTGAAACAATAATAACTGGAATAATGACTTCTTGGACCTTTTCTCTCTGATCATCAGTCATATCCTTGCCCCACTCAGATGGACTTGTTATTTTTTCTAAATCAATATCTGTAAATACCGCTGAAATTGCACCTACTGGATCTGATAGTAATTTTTCTGCCTGAACTTCTGTTACTGCGTCTGCTAATGTATAAGGCATTGTGGCATCAAGATTTTCATTTGCCCTAGCACCAAACTCTTCTAGTGCTTCTGCTACCGCTTCATTTGATTTAGCAATTTCTGCTACCTTTGCTACTTCGCTAGATTTAATACCTAAAGTTGATGCTACTGCAGCCTTCTGTTCTGGACTTAATGTTGCAAGAGTTTGACTACTTGTAAGATCAGCAAGTAATCTTGACATGTCTTCAAATACTTCTGCATTTTCTGTTTTATCTGGAACTGGAATTACAATATCTTCATCTGGAAACCTAGGATCTTCTGGTGTAACTATTTCTGGTTCAACTATAACTATTTCTGGTTCTGTGGTAATATCAGGAGATGGTTCTGGAGAAGGTTCAATTGGAGATGGCTCAGGTGATGGCTCTGGAGTTGGATCTATATCCGTTGGCTGAGGTGAAGGCTCTGGTGAAGGCTCAACAGTGGGCGATGGCTCAGGGGTTGGAGTTGGCTCTGGTTCAGAAGTTGTTTCAGGCGTTGGAGTTGGAGTGGGATCGACTGGCTGTGTTTGCTCAGGCGATGGCTCAGGAGTTGGGTCTTGATTTTGTAAAGATGCAATAGCATTAGCAATTAAGTTAGCAGTAACACGCATTTCTTCTTGAACTGCAATTTGTTCTTGTGTTGGTCCAACTACAACTGGCTCTGGTGCTAATGTTGGTGTAACGGATCCTGGTTGTATTTGTGTTGCTCCCCATGCCTCTAATGAAACAATAGAACCATCATGTAATCTAACACCAGTTCTTAAGTTACTATATTCTGGACCCTGATAACTATATGCTACAGATATTCCACCAGTATTTGTAATTGCTATAAGAATATTAATATTACTTACTGGTGCATTCCAGTTTCCAAATGGTATTACTTCAAGATCTAACTGAAACCCACCTTCAGAATAAGATATATTTAAAGTATCTTGTGCAGCATACCACCCTGAAACCCAGTCCATAGAATATAAAGAAATAGAAGGGGTAGATGGATAAGTATGAAATGTATTGTCTGGATTACCAAATGTAATTACTGAGTTAGTTGTAGCATAAATATTTGAATATTGAACACCATCAAATGTAATTGTTGTTGCTATTGGTATTTGATAAGAGGTATCGTCTCCGCCACAGGTGTCCATTGTATGGACTGTAGGCTCAGTATCTCCTTCATAGGCTGCTGCTATGGTCTGAGATTGAATATAGTTAACACATTCTGCATAAGCGTTATATGGAAAACCAATGCTTGCAAATAAAACTCCCACCACTGCAATTATGCGTAGGAATTTGGTTATTTTATACTCCTATTTAATTATATAGATAAGCATATTATATCATGACAAAAGAAAAAGGCGCAGATTGCTCTGCGCCCTAGTCTTAAATAGTTAATTACTTAACTAGTGTGACCTTTGCTTTTGGATTTTTTGCATTCCACTTTTTAGCAAGATCATTAAATGCTTTCTTAATTGCAGCAAGTGCAGCAGCATTATCTGCTTTCAACTTTGCAATTTCTGCATCTTTAGCAGCAACTGCATCAGCAAGTGCCTTATCAGCAGCAGCCTTAGCAGCAGCAGCATCTGTTACTGCCTTAGCAGCAGCAGTTGCAGCATCAGCCTTAGCCTTTACCAAATCTGCAGCAGCAGTCAAAGCAGCAGCATCAGCAGTTACTTTAGCAGCAGCAAGGGCTGCATCAGCAGCAACCTTATCAGCAGCACGTCCAGCCTTTTCGGTTGCAAGTGCAGCCTGTGCAGCAGCGAGTTCTGCAGCAAGATCACGGACAGCAATGTTCTTTGCAACAGATGAGGTAACGGTATTGAAACCAGTTACAGCAGTTGCAAGATCAGATGCGGTTGTGACTGAGAAAATAACAGCAGCCGAACCAGTAGTTGGAAGTGTTACCTTAAAATCACGTGTACCAAAATCTGTTAGACCTACGCCAGTTGTAGCAGTTGTAGTATCAAGAGTTCCGTTAGCAACTACTGCGGTAATTGACTTTCCAGAAACTTTGTTACCAAATACGTCTTTGGCAGTTACTGTCAAAGTTACTTGTGTTCCAGAAGCGCCAACATCAAGACCTGATACCGAAATATCATTAATCTTTCCTACAGCACCTTGTACATAATAAACTTTTGTTTCACCTTGATTTGTAATAGAAACTGTTCCTACTGCAGTAGTCTTTGTAAATACAAAGAATGTAGCAGTTGTGCCAGTTCCTGTTGCAATTGTTGATGATGCAGAACCGCTAGATGCGGTTACTGGTGCAGCAGCAGTTGCTGTTGCAAGAATAATTGATGCGTTTGTTGCGGACACAGTAACTGCTGTTCCTGTATCTACAGTAACAACAAACTTGAGGGCATCGGCAGCATCTACAGAGTTATCTGCTGGAACTGGAAGTTCTACAGCAGTAGTTGTAGCGGTGCCTGCAGTTGACGGTGCAGAACCATTGACTGTCAAAGCAACAGACATTGGTGCAGCATGAGCCGAAGGAACTGCGAATACCGAGCCAGTAAGGGCTGCAGCCAATACAAGCGCAATCTTCTTAAATGAATTCATTTTTCTCCTTGTTTTCTTTTATATTAGTTTATATTTGTTAAGGTAATCCTCAACATCGTCAGGGATTTCCTCAGTATCTAATTCTACCATAGCCCTTTGCTTTTCTGCAAGTCGGCTGGCAGAACTCCAAGTATGAACCTCAATCTCTAGATTAGAGTCCTTACTTGTATGCGAAATTGCACCGAATACCGCCCCACAAACGGCATCCGCCAAGTCCTTTGACTTCTTTCTTGGGTGATCCACACGATTATTTTTCATAATCTTTAGTTCACTCATTTCTTCTAGAAGCAATGGAATCATAGGCATTGCAATTCTTTCTTCATAAATCATCATAGCAAGGTCTTCATAATGTTTCTTAGCAACAGAAACAGTATCAGTTCTAATTCCTACCGCCTTTAATTCCTGTTGAATATCAAAGGACTGCCAGCGGTCAAATGAAACTAAACCAATATTGAAACCTTCTCTACGAAGATTAATTATCCACTTTTTAACCTCAGAGAGATCAACTGGACCCTCTACCTTCGGTTCCCACCAGGCAACAGCATCAACGACAACAATAGGTGCAACCTGCTCGTAATCTTTAATTACTTGAATGTTCACCCATCGTTCAACATGTGCAATCGCAACTGCACACTTATCGTGCTTCTGTGCCAAGTCAGCATGAATATAATATACTTTATCAGGGTCTGGCTTAAATGTCAAATCAAATCTTCTATGACTATCTACTGGATTTCTCATAGTCATACATTTTTCTAATTTATCTTTTTGCTTAAAGAATGAATCAGATGAATATGTTGGGGTACATAGAAAACGCATCATTGCATCTCCTAAATCTGTTAGAAATGCAATCTTAAAATCATCAATCTTTCTAGTAGGATTTACTTCCCATGTAGGTCTTTTAAGGGCAAACATTCTAGGATATTTATAGGATAATATGTGATCTTCTTCCCAGACTATTTCAAACTCATTGTCTGGTCCTTCTGGTAATTCCTCATTAATAACAAACTTATGTCGTCTTTCTATTACTTCTTTGTCCATAATTACATCTTCATACCGCTTTGAAATGAAGTCGCCGTTGTAGCGGGGAAATGAAAGAAGAACTACTTTACCTAAATCAGGAAAACGAGAATCTACAGTACCTCTAAATGCTTTATATATATTGTCAGCAGTTTTACCTTGATCATTTCCTGTTCCTACTTCTGTAGCAAATCCAGAAATTTCATCAAGTACCGCCATAAATAGGTTAAGACCTTCATGTGATTCACGCTCAGAATGTCCTGAGTAAACAGTGATAGATTTATTAAAGCCAATAGAGTTTACTTTTGGATCATATTTTCCACCAAACCATGGAGATTTTTCAATCTTAGTTTTAAATCCTTTGAAGAAAACATTTTTAGCCTGCTCTGCGTTAATAGCAACGTTGATAATATCAATAGCATCACCAGACGGTTTACCATAATATCTAGCAGGATCTTTTAGGCATAGCAGTTTATATACAACATATGCACAGGCTACAGTAGATACAAAGTCTTTTCCGCTGCCCTTGCCTAATTGCAAAATAATTTCATTTTTAGTATATTTAGAATAGTGTTTGTCGCCAGCGTCCGTGCCCATAAGCAAATGTAAATCTTCTTTACGATAGATCTGGCTCATTGCCTCAACAATGTCATACTGAATTTGAGATAGCGGTGGCTGACCCAAGTAATCTGGAGACTCAACAAACGTCTTTACATCAACTGGGTTTTCCTCAAATGGATTATCCTGAAGTGCTTCAAGAAAATCATTGAACATTGTGGACAATTGTAACTACCTCTCCCTCTCTTGCAATAGAAGATAGTCTTTGCATAATAAGATCACGAACTTCTGGATGTGTAGAAGCAATATCACGAAGGATACCAACAAGAACTTCTTGTCGTTTTTCTATCTCAACCATTTCTTCTGCAAGTTCCTTGTTCTCAAGTAATCCTGCTTTCTGCAACATATCAATACGACGACCTTCAATATCCATAACTAGTTTAATTGCTGCCGTCTTTGCATTTAGATTGGCGGTTGTAGTTGCATCTTCAATAACTTCGTATGCCTGCTGAATTAGTTTAGTATAGTGTGCGTCAGCACTAACAAGCGCATCTTTAGCACGAGCACGAATAGCATCATTGGCAGAAGCCATGGCTTTCCACTCATTTAGATGAGCAACAACTCTTGTTCGTGGAAGATCTAGTGTTTTAGAAATCTTAGTGGGATCATTTCCTTTAAGATATTCTTCTACAACTCGATTTACCTCATCAAGGTGTTTTACGATTTCTATTTCTGCGTTTGTCATATTTGCCTTCTAGTCTATTGATTTCATCTTGAATATAAAAGATTGCTTTCTTTAAATCTTCAATATGCTTAGATTCATCTTTAATACCAGCCCTCCAGAGATACTTTATTGCGTTACCGATATTAAAGTTTCTGTGTCTAGTAATTTCAATTGCCTCTACCCCACTTGGATCTGTGGTGTAATGGTATGGATGGTTGACTTGATCAACCTTAATAATAAATTTTTCTTTATCGTTCATCGTTTTGACTTTCTTAATCCGAATTTAGCAAGGTACACATAGATAGTTTCCACGCTTACCCCACATTCTTTTGCTATATCTTCTGGACTTTTTCTATCCATATGATATCTTTTCTTAAGCCATATCTCATTAGTATACATCTTTGACATAATTATTTCAACCTCAAATTCCAGGGCACTGATTCAGGCCCTGCTTCTATCTGGCTATGTAAGTCTTCCTCATATCGTCTTTTCATATCATAATACATAGAAGGCTTTACTTCTCTTAATTTAGGCTTTATATTGTATAAAATGTCACCAGTTGCTTCATCAATGCCCGCAAACTCTATGGCATTCTGCAATAAAAGATGCTCTATCAAAGCCTCTCTTTGTAATGAATCTGACTTCATGATACTGCTTTCTCCCAATTATTTATAGCCCAATGCCCAATACCAGCGGCATCTGCTACATCATAGTCCTCAATATTTTTATCATATGCTACTTCTAATAGTTTTATAGTTCTACGCTTTCTAAAGTCACGCTCATATGATTTATACCAAGATAATGACTTACCAGGATTAGCACTTCTAACCTGTAACTGTTCTTCTTTGGTTAGTTTCTTGTTACCAAGATAACTTTGCCATGTTATAGGTGACACTCTTCCGATTATTGATATACCTGCAAGACCTGCACCACCCAGTATTGCCCCCTGAACCAATGCAAGATCTGCTGCAGTTTTGGGGGAATTCATAAAAACAGTATGCTCAATAACAATAGCATTAATCATATTATAATGATCAAACAAAGCCTTAGTCTTAGCAGTAGCATCTATAACTTTTTGATAGATATTATCACCTTCAAAATTTATTTTGCCATATCCTGTTAGATTTTTATAGGTATAAAAAGCAAAAGCAAGACTATTGGTACTAGCATCAATAGCACAAATGTGGCTTGGTTGATCAGTCTTGCTCATACTCAAAATATCCTTTAACTTGTTTTAACATTTTTTCTACTGATTTCTGACTAACATTACAGTTAGCACAAAATCCAGAGTCGTTATATATGGAAAGTTGTTGACCACATCCGCCAAGACACCTACGAATTTTACCCTTACGTTTTTGTCTACGGGTAATCTGATATCTTTCAGCAATCTTGTCTTTAGTGGCTAGATCCCTACAGTTTTCGCTACAGTAAATTTGATAAGTTACTTTTGGCTTAAACTTGGTATCACACCTTTCACATTGTTTCACTCAGTTCCTCCAGCGGTTCTATCTTAATTGTTCCCGCCTCAGCCTTGAAACAGTCTGTCTTTAAGGCACAGCCCTTACAAATCTTTGAATTAGATCTGTATGGTTTCATTGGCAAATTCTTTTCTTTCCAAGCATCTTTGACTACTTCCATCCAGTCAAAGGTTGTATTAATCCATTTCTTGTATGTTTCATTAGCCTCTATTGGGAAGGCAAGAAGTTCATGGGTATTCTTGTTTTCATAAAGAATTACACCCTTGGCTTTCTTTAATACCTTCATGTATAGAAGTAATTGTTCTACGTGTCCAGTCTTAGGCTGTCCAACATTCTTTCTATATTCAAATGCTTCATTATTAGATGTTTTTAGTTCAAGAACATAGTCATCATTTTTCCAATTAACCATACCGTCACAAAAACCACCAAGCAAAAGTGTTCCGTCTTTGCCATTATGAGATATTTCAAACTCAATATCAACAGCAATACCAGAATTCTTTAGTGCCATTCCCAGGATTCTCTCATGGGACTTTACACCATTCTTCATATTTGCTATGCTAAAAGCAGTTGAATTATCTTCAAAGTTTGCACCCTCAAAAGCAAGATACCAATATCTTGGGCACTTGCCTTCTCCATATGCTAGTTTTGATGGAATAAATTTTTTCTTAACTTGAAATCTAGTTTCAAGATTTGCCGTATACCCCTTGTTAATTGTTTCAACAAAGCCAGCAGCATCAAATGAGTCCTCACCCTCTGCAGGCTTGACCATCATTTGTTTTATTAAGTTCTTTGTCATTGTTATCCTTTTTTATCTATTATATCAGTTAGCGCATTATGTACTTAAGTGCCGAAACTAGATCGTTGATTGATTCTGCTGCTGTGTAATAAATGTTTTTCTTGCCCCTGTCTGACTTATCAACATTAGTCATCCAAGTAGCCCTAAACGCCATCTTTGCTGCTATAGCCTGTAATCTTACAATCTCTAGGCTTGCCACCTGCGGTGGGATATCTGGCTTTACAATAAGTTTAGCAATCATTGTAAGCGCAGTAGTTAGTTCTTCATCTTTCATATAATCAGCGATTTCACTAAGACCATTTATCATATCAATAGTGGTCTTAGCGGGTTCATTCTGTTCCGCCATTTTTAGCCTCCCATGTTAATTGATCTAATAAGTCAAACTCTATAATTGCAAGACGGGTCTTTTTATTACCCTCACCAAGAATAACAACTATGGCTGGCGACTTATCATTACCTGCCTTAATTGAATCTGTAACTGCCTTTGCCCATACATCTTGATTAATGTTAAAAGACTTGGCAGACTCCTTAAAGTCAACAACAAAATTTCTCCATGTCGCATCACCCTTCTTAGTATTGCGTCCAGAGTTCTTATGTTGTTTAGCCCCTATCCTCTTGCTCTCTGCTCTTTCGCTCATAATCCTTCTTTGTCATTTTTAGATTTGCTTTAGATAAATGTTTTTTACTACACATCCATGTTAGTTCTAAAGTTTCTCGCCATATTCGCAAAGATGTAACTTCCTCTTTACAGGTATGACAAGGAAATTTTCCTTCAAAGACTGCAAACTTTGACTCAGCCATTTAATAGTTTGGCCTTGAGTGAATCTTGCAAGTCCAAGTCCTCTCTTACTCTAGCAATAAGTCCGTCTCTTCCTTGCACCTTTGTGCCATCTTCTAACTGGTACCACGCACCAGTTCTATTAATATGACCACTAAGTTCAGCGGTATCCACAAGGTCGCCAATAGCATCAACGCCAAGAAGATCACCTCTAAAATAGAAATCATATTCACCACTTTGGAAGGCAGGCGAAGTTTTAGAGAACTGTAGTTCCCAGCGAACTTTACGACCAATCTTTTCCTCAATGAGTTTATCTCCAACATGTATCTTCCCCTTGATCGCCTGATTATCTGATTCAGACGAAAACAACTTAATCACGGTAGACGAATAAAACTTTGTAGCCTGTCCACCTGTAGGCTGTTGACTGGTATACATAGCATTGATATTATTTCTTGATTGACTTATCAATACAAACAATGTTGGCTTTACCTTATTATTTGCATAATTAATCATCTTCCATGCGTTGCTAAAGTCACGAGACTCTGCACCAATTTGTTTTGTATTCTCTAGTTGCTTTAGTTCAGCAGAATCTTTCTCAAAATAAATAGCAGGAAGAAGAGATGTAATACTATCAACAACTACTAAATCTACTCCAGCCTCCATTAAATTTACACCAACATCAACCATTTCGTTAATAGTTCTTGCCTGAGAGACAATAAGTTTTGATGTATCTACCCCAAGTTTTTCTGCCCATGTTTTATCGTAGGACATTTCTGCATCAATCCAAGCACAAACCTTGCCTTCTTTTTGTGCTAGAGCAATCATCTGTAAACATAGTGAAGACTTAGCACTTGACTTACTACCCCAGATCAATACCTGCCTACCGTATGGCAACCCACCGTTTAATGCACGGTTGAGTCCAAAACTAGGAGTTGCTGCATATTCTGTCTTTGGCACTTCGTCCCCAACAAGAATATTTTTTCTTAGTTTAGGATTTAGTTGTGCTAATACTTCTTCAATTGTTACAGTCATTAGAATCTTACCCCATGCTTCTTTGGTCTATGTGTATTACGTTCCATCTTTTCTTTAATAGCATAGTCTATTGACTTTGTTACATACCCTGCTTCTACCATGCCAGCATAGAGATCTAGTGTACGAATAATAATATCTGCAAACTCATCTGATATTTGTTCTGGATCCATCTCTTTACGAACTGCTTCCATAGCCTCTGACACTTCAGATACAATCATCATCATCTGCTTTGCTAGGAAAATTGGGTCTGCAGTTCTATCCCAAAACCCTTTATCTACTGCATTCTTATGTATTTCTTCTGCTAACTCATCAAACATTTATTACATCCTCCATTATTACTGTTCCGTCCTTTGTTTTACCAAACTCAAACTTATAAACATTTCCAGCCTCTACATTCATATATGCTTTAGGAAATGCTGTAGGAAATACTGTGACTGCGTGTAATTCTCTGCTGGCATCTGCCAAAGTAAGAGATGCCATTTTCTTGCCTGCCTTTGTTACTCTTGGCTTGAATGAAACAACAAACATTTCATCATCTTTGTATGGCAACATCTTATAGTTTAAGAATTTTACTAGTGCGTCTTTGGATTCTTTTATTTCATCCACAGGGACTGCAGATACAACCCGATTATCATTTGCAAGAACAATATAAGAACGACCAGCCTCAATAACGGTATTTTCTTCATCAAATATACCCACGCTTCCAGTTTTGTCTAACAACTCTACCCTTGACCATCCTTTTGATCTCTTAATCGATTTTACCATACCCATTAATATGAATGCACCCTTTTCTTCATATTCTTCAATATCATTTATGTAAGCATAATAATGTTGTGGTATTGAGATATTAAACTCAGGAAGGTTAAGATACTCGTATAAGTTTTCCTTAACCTTCGCTGCATCGGCTGGGTTGTCTGGGAATGTAAGTGCACCTATAGAATTCATTGCTTGAAGTGCACGACTATTTACTCCGTTTCCTTTTGTAAAGGTAAACTCTTCAACTTCTGCAAAAGACTTAAAAGGTCGTGCCTGTATATATCGTTCTGCAATCTTATCAGAGATAAACTTGATCGCCGAGAGTCCAAACCGAATACCCTTACCCTCAATCTTAAAGTCAATATCCGAATCGTTAATGTGAGGTAGTTTAATGCTAATCCCCATTCTTTTCGCTTCAATAAGATATTCAGTTCGTGCATCTTTGTCCTTTTCATTTTTTAGAAGTGCAAACATAAACTCAATTGGATAATGATGTTTTAACCATGCCGTCCAATACGAGAGCGTAGAATAAGCAACCGCATGAGATTTGTTGAACGAATATCCCGCATGTGCTTCAAAGTCATGCCATAAATCAAGAGCATCGTTAGGAGCAATATACTTAGAAGCGCCTTTAATAAATTGGTCTTTGAAAACATCGAACTCTCTTGCATCTTTCTTCTTACCAATAATTTTACGAACCTTGTCAGCCTCAGCCATTGTCATACCGCCAAGTTGAACGCAAGCCTGCATAACCTGTTCCTGATATAGAATACACCCATATGTTTCTTCAGTAAATGGCTTTAGAATCTGGTGCAAATAATTAATATTTTGACGACCATGCTTACGAGCAATATAATCTTTACCAATTGTATTCATAGCACCTGGACGAACAAGAGCGTTAGAAGCAGCAAGTTCTGATAGGTTCTTTACGCCCATCTTAACTAGAAGGTTTGTATATGGCGTGGCTTCACACTGGAACACACCCTTTGTGTATCCATCAGAAAGCATCTGATAAACATTTTTATCATTCATATCAACAGTAAGCAAATCTATTTTCTTGCCATGTCTTTCCTCAATAATATCAAGAGTATCTTTAAGAACACTAAGAGTCTTTAGACCAAGAGCATCTATCTTAATTAGACCAATACGTTCTGCTTCTTCCATATCTACCGCCACAACTGGGATACGATCATCCGCTCCAGTGACATTACGAGTTTCCATAGGCGCATACTTAAAGATTGGTTCTTTACTTGTAACAACACCTGCAGCATGAATACCAGTTCCACGAATACGACCACGTAATTGATCTCCATACATTACAACCTCTGGATACTTATCACGGAACCAAGAAGAGTTTTTAGATGTACAGAAATCATCCCAAGTGTCAACAGTCTTTAATACTTTATTAACATCTGCAAGTGGTATGTTCAGTGCTCTTGAAACATCTCGCACAACACCCTTGTCTTTGAATTCTAAGAATGTTGCAATAGAAGCAACATGTCGATACTGCCTAACCAAATAATCTTTTACTTCATCACGGCGTGAATCTTGAATATCTGAGTCAATATCTGGAAAGTCATTACGCTCAGGATTAATGAAGCGGAAGAACAAAAGTCCGTGCTCAATTGGATCAATGTCAGTAATACCTATTGCATAACAAAGTAAGGAACCAGCAGAAGATCCACGACCTGGACCAACCATGATGCCCTCCTTCTTTGCCCAGTTAAGCATATTACGAACAACCAAGAAGTATGGAGCAAAATTCTTTTGATTAATAATTTCTAATTCTTCGTCAAGACGATCTAAATATTCTTGATTTGTATCAAGTCCACGCTCTTTAAGTCCTTCAATAGCAAGTTTGTGTAACTCATCACCTGGCTGTCGGTATTGTACTGGAAGCAAGTTAAGTCCAGAACGAATATCATAATCTTCTACCTTGTTACAAATTTCAAGGGTAGACTCAAACATTTCTTCATTATCAATTCCATGTTTAGCCATTGCATCTTTCATTTCCTGATAGGAAAGAAGATGAATGTCAAAGGACTGGAATGACATTTGACGATCTGCTCCATAAAGATAATTAAGTCTATCTATCATATCTTTATGCTTTTTAGATTTTTCATATGTAACATCTTTTTGTAATTTTGCATGGGTATTCAAGATAAGCATAAGTTCTTGAATTTCTTTTTGACTACTATCAGAGTGATGGCAGTCTGGTGTAACTACTAGTTTTACTCCCATAGATTTAGCCAAATCTACAAGACCTTTATTTACCTTCTCAGAATTATGTGGCATTACTTCAATATAGTAATCATCGCCAAAGGTTTCTTTAAACCATGTGACATGCTTTTTAGCAACTGCTAGTTCATCTAGTTCTACCGCTTTTGCTATCCAGCCACTTAAGCAGGCTGATGTAACAATAATTCCTTCTTTATATTTTGCAAGTGTTTCAAAATCAAATCTTGGCTTACTAAAAAATCCTTCAGTCCAAGCAATCTCATTAATCTTATTAAGATTTTCTAAACCTTGTTGGTTCTTGGCGAGAAGAACAATATGATGATAATTTAGATCAAGAGGATCAGTACGTTCTGCCTTTGCTCTCTTGTCTGACATATCTCTTGTCATATATCCTTCTACGCCAAGAATAGGCTTGATACCCGCTTCTTTTGCAAGACGATACATCTCACGGTGTCCAGATAGTGTTCCGTGATCTGTTATTGCAATTCCTGGCATACCCAGTTCAACTGCTCTATTTACATATTCTTGCGGAGTAGCCACACCATCCATTAGAGAATAATGGGTGTGGACATGAAGCCCAACGTAATTCATCTATTACCAATCAATATTGGTTGCAGTTGTTGATGGAGTATCAAATCCAAAGTAGAAAGCCTCTTGCTCTGGATATGGAACTTCACGAACTACCTTTTCAAGATTGAAGTACTCTTTACCTTCCCACTTGTATGGTTCAGTATCAGGAGTTGATGGAATAAGTGTGTAATTGGTTTCAGTACCCTGGCCATTACGCTTTAGTTTCCACATTAGGTTTGAGATGCTACCAGTTTCTAGAGCATACTCACGAATTGTATTGAATGCAGACTGCTTGCTAATACCTTGTGACCATACTGCAATATATGGTTCTTCTGTACCGTCATCTACAAGTACATTGGTATAAAAGCGAAGACGTGCTCTCCAGCCACTCTTTGGCTCTTTACGTGCCATTTCGCAGCCAAAGCAACGACCCTCAGATTCCTGAGTACATGCAGCCTTGCGCTTATAGTCTTTTGGATTTGTGTGTTCTGAAACTACAACAGCAAGACCACGATCTTCGTTATAATTTGCAGAGTCTGAGTCAAGTTCGTTTACAAAACGAATCTTTGCTGATTGTCCATCGGAAAGTTTTACCCAACGAACCTTTGTTCCTGTGCTTTCATATTTTGGCTTCTCAACTAATGCGTTGATGTTTTTAAGCCCTTTTACTATAGTCATGTTTCTCCTTATATAAGTTTTTCTATTTTAACATAGCAATGATAGAGTTGTCAAACTGATATTCAAGTTGTCTAATAGCATCATCATTCATATCGCCGATATCTTTATATTGTTTGTCTAATTTGATTACTGTTACTAGTGACCCTAATTTCTCAGTTAGGCGGTCAGCCATAATTGAGCCTGCCTCATCATTATCTGCTACAAGCACAACATTATTGAAGTACTTTTCTAATAGTTTCATCTGGCTTGATGAGACATTAGCCCCCAGCGTAGCAACTGCAGGGAAACCTACTTGATCTAGTCTAATTGCATCAAAGGATGATTCTACTACATAGACTACCTTTGATGATTTTACTCTATGTAAATTAAATAGTATTTTACTCTTTGGAAGTCCAGGGGTATTCTTAAACTCTTTACCCTCAATTGTTCTAGCAACAAATCCTATTGTCATTCCATCTGGAGATTGCATTGGAATTATTACTGAGTCTTGTTTTTCTGAAAATCCTAAATCAAATTTTATAATTGATTCTTCTGTTATCCTACGACCATTAAAATATGACATGGCCCTAGGTGATTCTATTGCTTGCTTGTTTAATCTTTTAATCAGTAATTCATCATATTGAACAAAATCTGGTGCAGCATACAAAGCCTTGTTAACTACCGCCTCAAGATCAGCCTCTACTTCTTTACTCTTAATATATCTAATAGACTCAAAATATGTTCTACCTGTTGTATGCATTATTAGTTCTGTTAGATTTTTTGTGGTTTGACAACCAAAACAAAAGAATAAACCAGATTCTTTAGATACTTCTCCAGCAGGTGTACGATTATTATTATGATATGGGCAAAAGATAATATAGTCAGTACCGTACTCAGCCTCTATATCTATACCTGCGCCTGTTAGTACTCTGTGTATCTGCTGTGTTGTATATATCTCTTTAACCATTTTTATCTTCGTAATCTTTGTATCTGTAATATCCCTTGTCAAAATCTACCTGTATTAAAAAGTCTCCCATGAATCCATTACGATTTTTTCTAAACGCACATTCAATTATATCACTGTTGGCTGCTCTACCAAGCGCTAAAACCCAGTCAGCATCGTAAGCAATTTGACGTGACCAAGCAGTTTGTCCAAGAGTTGGAACTGTGCTCATGTTAGTAACGTCATCTGGCGTAGCAGAAGAAATTGCAATGATAGGAACCTCTTCACTAATTGACATTAGTTTAAGTTCACGAGAAAGATTCTTCATGCGTACTGTTTCGTTGTCAGACTTTTGGTTTGGAGACATAAGTTGTAGATAGTCTACAATTACAAAGTCTGGACGGTATTGATCAATCTTTCCACGAATAACAGAAGGAGTAATTTCTCCACCACTGTCATTAGAGATAATGTGAAATGGCTGCTTGCCAAGAATTTTACTGTCATGCCATTTCTTCAACATATCTATTTCAATATCTCCATTGGAGATCTTACGGTGTGACCACAATCCTTCACCCATAATCGCAAATACACGATTACGAACTTCTGTCTCAGACATTTCTAGACTGATGATCATTGGAGTCTTGCCCTGTTTCCATGCCTGTACGGCAAAGTAAAGAGCAAGCCAGGATTTACCAATACCTGGATATGCCAGGAAAATCCCCAGTTGCCCTGGCATAATTCCTGAAGGGAGGTAATTGTCAAACCCTGGCAAGCCTGTTTTAATTCCCATCTTACCAAGTTCTTGTTGCTTTTTTACATTTTCAAAATATGCTATTGCAGAATCAATATCAGTAGCATCAATATCACGAATAGCAGAAGTATTCTTTTTTAGTTCTGATGTTTTTGTAATTAGTTGCTCTAGAGCCTTGACTCCTTGGCCACCCTGCACATCTGTAGCAGCATTACGAATAATATCTTTAAGGCTATCATTAAGATAGTCTGCCTGCAATTCTTCTAAATGATGCTTAGTTGTTCCTATGCCAGCGACTGGAGCAAAGTCTCTAAACTTTTCTACTACCAGAGAAGATGGTGGCACAGTGCCATTATTTTCTGCATATCTTTTAATAAAGTTCCATACATCATTATGGGTTCTTAAAATCCCATCTATGTTAGCCTGTAGCAATACATGGATCTGTTTATCTTCTAGTACTGCGCTAATTACTTTTGCTTCTGAATTACTCACTCAACCACTCCCTAGCCAATTTTCTACGCTCTGCTCTTTCTTTTAAATCTTGTTCTGTAGCCATTCTACCATTTAGAATTTGCTGTGCATTGTACGCAAAAAAGTTCCATGTCGGATGCTGCACTATGCTGAAATAATATTCTAATAAATCATAGCAAGCACTGAGTCCATAAGACTCTATAAGTGCATCAGCAGCCCATTGTTCAACATTAAGATTGAGATTAGACTTTTGCTCGTATCTCTGCAAATGGAATTTATTGTAGCGACTGAGCAAAGCCATACGGTCTTTGCGGTCTGCCACGATTATTCCTGTGTAATCTCTGCTTTGGCTTCTTGAACTTTCTCAATGACCTTTGCTTCAATAAAATCGTATACACGATCCATTGCTTCATTTGTAGTCTCGCCATTACGAACATGGTCAACAACACCAAGATCTACTCGCAAAGATTGAAAGTTTCCTAGATTAAGAGTGTATCCAAGTGTTACGGATACCTTTGTTTCATTACGTTCTTCCACTGCTACCCCCTTCAAAGGTTAATTAATGCTTTCAGACCAAACTGGTATGAATCTACCATCTTCAGTTTTTGTATAAACCAGTATACCATCGCCAGTTCTACGTGTCAACTCCTGACTTGTAGGAGTCATATTATTTGTTATTAAATTATCTTTTCTTGGTCTACCAATATGTACACTTGCAAGTATATCACGTATCTCTTTTAATTGCGATTCAGAGTAGTATGCTCTTATTTGCCATCCTCGTGTACCGCCAACTTTTGCACCTGTTGGTTGTGGAATAACTCCACGTTTAATTAAAGATGGAAAATATTTACGATGCCTATTGACAAGTCTTGCAGTTTCTGCTACAGTGTAGGCTTTCTCTCTATTTTTTCTAAAATCATTACGAAAGCAAGTTTCTAATCTATCTTTTGTAATATTGTAAACAGTTACCATTCCAGTTGATCTTGAACTATGATGAAGCCTAACAAGGTCACCATTTAAAAACCAGATAGTTTTATTACCTGGAATTATAGGCTGGTTATTGTAGTCTTTGCTCTCAAGTTTTCTAGGTTCAAAAGCCATTGACCGTACCTACTTTGTGATGGTGGATGATAAAACTTTCTAGTACCGCAACTAATACAATATGTTTCAATATGCATTTCACTAGAGTATTGTCTATCAACAAACATTCTACCCTTGCATTTATTGCAATAAATCATTTAACTGATTCCCCTTAATTAGGAATGCCAATAACAATTAGATGTACTGCTAGAGAAAGATCTCCTGAAGCACCAAATCTAACAATGCCTTCCACTCTTGAAGTAGTTACAGATTTTAGAATTACTGTAACATTTTGTCCTGCTGGTGTATTTCCTATATTGACTGCTGTTGCAGTAGCAATAGGAGCATATTTAAAGTCAGATGGGAAGTCGTATGAAAATGTCTTTTCATTTCCTGCGCTGACTGTTGAGTTATTAGCAACTTCAACATAGCCACCAACTACTCTTGCCTCAGATGTTTTAATACTCTGTCTTCCAGCACTTGTTGTATCTACTGTTGTATAGTTATAGGTTGCTGAAGAAACCTGTGTCGACAGGTCATTTAGTGTATCTGCCAACTGATAAATGTATGTAACATCTAGCGGTTGTCCTCGTTCAGGTAGCGGTACTTTAGCCATATATCTCCATTATATCATTAGATCGTTTCATTAAGAAGTTGGTACATTTTTAAAAATGGCGTTGCTGTATCAAGAGGAGTTCCGTCTCCTCTAGCAACTGGTTCTCCAACTAGATAAATTTCAACACTAACTCTGTTTGGTGGGCTTGGCTGAATTGCTCCATTAATTGTATAAGTATCTGGATGTGGTAAAGATAATGTGGTTGATTCTATTCTTTCTTTATATAGCCAATCACCGCCATCATTTCTATCCCATCTTACCCAAATGTCATATTCAAGAGCATTTCTAATAAAAGAATTAGTCTTATATGTTCCTTCAGGGCTTACGACGGTAGATCCAATATTTCCATGATCTTTGTAATAACTAAAAGTATTGGTAGTTACAGCGCTAATTTTATATGTGCCATTAAATGTAGAGTCAACCCCTTCTACTGTTACCCAGTCGCCAACCGACATATAGTGTGCGCCATCTGTAGTCAAAGTTGCAATATCGGAAGTTAATTGCTTGTTGTTTATAGACTGTACTGTTTTTGTATCTTTTAATATAGTTACTGAATCCCAGGTAAATGATGCTACCTGATTTGCCGTGCCAAAATTAATTTGTCCAGGAACATAGGTAAAGTTAGGAATTACTAAATATACTGGAGACCAATGTGAGACTCTGTTTCTATCTTCAGATATAATTCTATACCTTAATGTATACCCTTCGTTTTCACTACTAATGGGTGGCAGATCAACAGGCGCTTGACGATATTTTTTAATACCAGCGTCAGCCATTATGAAACTCCGACAGTAAATCTAAATTCTATGTAGTTGCTGGTGTTTGGATTTTTAATAATAGTTGCTGCATCTGCATTTTTTACTACAGAATATCCAGTTAGTCCATAGAGTGGATTAATAGTAGATACATTTTCTAAACGCAAAGCATCATAAGCAATGTAGTAATCTCCAGTAGGCGTATCTGAATTCTGGATAGATGTATAAATTTTAACAACTGTTACAGCATCCCACGTAAATCCATTAGTCACATATAGATTTTGTAGTTGTTCTGTAATAACATAATATCTATTTTCTGCAAAGTCATATGTTCCTCCAGTGCCAGAACCGTTGTCTAGTTCTATTTCCATACGTGCATATTCGCCAGTATTTTCTGCGTCAGTGGAGGCAAACTCAATCAAAATACGAACGGTATCTGGAACGCTTGCTGAGTCTCCATCTTTACTGATTAATGAAAATGCAAGTCTTAATTGATCTGTAGGCGCATTCTTAGAAAAATCTACATCTGCACCAGTTAAATGAATATGATTTGATCCTGGCTCAATATAAAAATGTCCACCAGCACTTCCAGTTGATGGGTCAATAGTTAGGTCAGCATCATCTCCAACTACCATGATCATATTATTTAAAAATCTACAACGTTCATATCTATCTGCTCTTGATGATTTAAAGAATATAGAGTTATCTGCGTTAGTCTGAAATACTGGATCTGTTGTTGCAATAATATTATCATCATTAGGGTCATCTAATGGTTCTGTAATTGTAGGAATTGATGTAGCAGATGTTTGGTCGTGGTATTGCCATCCTTCACCTGTAGAAAATGCAAAAACGGTTTTGCTATCATAGGCTCCAGCGGATGGGTTTGATCCTGCTGAGTATATTCCTATCTCTGTTATTTCATATCTTTCTTCTGTGGGTAGTTCTGCTGTAAGGACTAGTTTTTCTGTACCGCCATCATTTACAAAGCCTCGTGATGAAATTGGTACACGAAACATTTCAAAGTCAAGGTTTTCTTTTGTTGAGTAGTTTCCATATGGGTCAGCGGTTGCTAGGGGCTGTGCGCCGCAGCCAACGGCTATATAAGAGGCATATGCAGGTGCCTGACCAAGCAGGTACTTGCCAATAATAGATTGTCCAGTGTTTGTTATCATAATTCCGCCTCATATATTGTACCACTTGAAGTTATTTCTACCTGCACCTGTTCTCCATCTTCAATATTTACTACCTCAATTATCAAATCCCCTGTTTCTGGATCCATATAGACGTGCTCTCCATTTGGTCCATTTCCAACATTTGGAACTTTGCCCTCAAACTTGATTGAGAAATTCTGGAAGTACTTATCTGAAGTAGATTGAAGACTAACAATATTATTTGGGTTATATTGTTGCTGAATTGTTGACAAATTTTTGATAGGCTGATATATTACAGTCTGCCCATTTACAGTATCATTTCTAGCAATATTAATTAACTCTTGCCCACCTATATTTTCAAACAAAAGATCTGCCATTATTTCTACTGGAAGTGTTTCATCATTAAATAGAATGGTATCTATTGGTGCTGTTAAAACTGGGTTAACACTAAAGGCACTTACATTTAGGCCAGCGTTGTTTGGTGTCATTGGTACTGGTGATACATCTGCCATTTTATACCTCGCTCAAATAGACAGTCATGCTTGGACCGCTATTATCTCTCTTGTACTGAATATTATATATTACAAATCTTGTTGATGTGGTAGTTACTAAGTCAAGACCAGTATTATCTTGATAGGTTATAGTAACAATATCTCCCAATTGAAGAGTTGGTATAGCAAACATATTTACGCCTACCGCTTTTTTAGGAGTCATAACCTTATTTATAATCCAGCCCATGAGTTGTTCTGCATCATCTTGGCTTTGGATATATGGAGTCTCAATTGTAAACTCATTCTTTCCATAAATAATTCGGCTTTGTTTTATCTGATCATATTGTGCTTTTTCAACTAGCGGAGAGGTAACTATTGCACTACCCTGAAGTTGTGGTGTAGAAAAATTGCTACGCTTCTTAAAATATTCGTCAACTGTTAACTCATAGGTTGTGTCTTGTGTAAATGTTACACCTTGAATTCTCAGGTAATTCCCAGTCGTTTCATCTAGATTAAGTGCTGTATCTGTTGCATTAAATATCAAAAACTCAGCACCATATGAATCTGCTTGGAATCCAGACACAACGTAGCCCTTAATTCTATTTAGAGTTGGTGCTAACTCTGCATAAAGAGCAGGGTATGAACGATCATATTTAATATCAAAGTAAGAACACTCACGCATAATAGTTCCAAACTCATCAAAATACATATTATATCTAGGTGGCTGCTCAGAACTAATGCCGTCTAAATAGGTAGCCTGAACAATACCACTCATTGCATATTTACGGAAAGATTCGTTAGCATCAATATTAGTATCGCCAAAGACGCTAGATAAAGTTTCTCCAACTGTGAATACTGTATTTTGAGAATAGTTTTCTGCTACAGCATATATGTTTTCAAACATTACTCTGGATGATCCACGAACAAATAATGCAGAATTATTATAAATTGGCATTGGGTCTGTATCATCAACAATCTGTACCAGTTTATTATTAATGTATAAATAGAACCTGCGAATAGTTCCAATATCTTCATACTCTACAGACAGGTCATATACAGTTGTATTTTCTTCTCCAGCCATTCGATACTGACCAGTAAATCGTCCGTCGTCTACAATTACACTAGTTAGCCCTCCCCATAGTTTAACTGGTATAGCATTATTATTTGATGCATCTTTCTTTATTTTATAAAATACAATGTTGTTAATAGATATATCTGGCTGTCCAGCGTTGTTGGTTGTTATATATGATTCAATATTATCTTCTGTCATTGCTACTATTTCAAAGTAGTACCCATTGTTGGTTTCTGGATTAAGTAATACCGCTATACCGCCAGATCCTCCACCGATGCTGATGCTTTGATTTGGTAATGCGCCAGTTACTTGATAATATGATGTGCTGCCAATTGGAGTCTGTGCACGAGTTTCATTATTCTCAACTTTGCCAATAATACGCATTCTAGTCCCAAATAGTTTATATGCATTATCTAACTGCTTATAAACATATGATACAAAGTTAAGTGGGGTTTCGGTTGTTTTGAAAGATGGGCCATTCATAACAAGGGCTGAAGATTGCACTGTTCCACTTTGTGTAGACTTTAGATTATTTACTGCGCTATCTGTTAGATAGTTTGTTGCCATAAAGTTTTTAATAATACCATTACGAGTAGTTTGTTTTGCCAAGTCATTGCTTACACCAGCCGCACCTGTTGTAGTAGATGGGACTGTTGGATTAATCTGAGTAGTAAAAAGATATTGAGCCTGCATGTCGCAGCCACGAACATATGCGTTATCAGACCAGTAACTGCTGATACTAGCCGTGTGTGCAACTATTGGAGTTCCAAACTGGCCACGACCATGCTCATACACGGCACCTGGCTGTAGACGCTCTATGCCATCAATTGTTTCATAGTAAGGTACAGAATAAATACGAACTAGTCCAGTTGGATAAATCTTTCCATTAAATGGAAGGGTAGAAAAATATCTTTGATACTCTTGATTGCTTGTTATCCAAACATTTCCAGTTCCTGTGATATTAAATTCTGCAGCATCATATCTAATTATTTCTCCGCCAGAATAAAAGTATCCTTGGTATCTAGTTAGCCAGTATACATTTTCTCCTAGATCAATTGTATTATTTATAACTACCCCACCAGAAACGGTAGGAGGAGTTGCTGGAAGATTAGAGTTTATTGGCATGGCTCCAAGAACGTAATTGCCTTGCTGAGATGCCACCTCATTGATTGTCTTTGTATTTGGAGTTCCTGCAACTTCCCAAAGAAGGGCTGGCTTATATATCCATGTTTTTTCTTTATCAACCATGCTTGACTGCCTGATACTACCGTAACTTCTCTGTAAATATCTAGTGGTATAAGAAATTTTGCCATCATTGTAAACTTTTTTATCTTGAGAAGCAATTGAAACAATATTAGGCAAGTTGCCTGATGAGGAGTTTTCAATAACTCCAGTATCTGACTGATTGTTATTACCTAGCAAAACAAAGTCAGTTGGTCTTTCTGTTTCTGTTGGCATTAAATAATTTTTGCTCATTACAACAAAGTTATTATATTCATCAAAGAACATTGCTGTTTGTGTAGCAACGGCTAGTTGGTTTAATACTTCTGCTACGTTTTGATCTGGGGCAACAAAGAAATATGGAATTACTGGATCTGACTCATCTTGTATTCTTCTAAATGTATAGTTAGTAAAACCAATAAAATCTAAGAGTGTAACAATAGCCATACTCAAAGATGTTTCAGTCATTAATAGTCTTGGCGCTGGCATTGATTCAAGAAAGAAATAAAAGTCTCTTAGTTCAATGCTTATTGTTCCAGCGGTAACGTCTGCCTGTGGAAAACCTTCTGAGTACATGGTTTTCATTGGAATATAATAATCATAAACACTGCCGTCTGTATCCTCAACATTGGACACTACTTCATAAAATGCAAACTTAATATTCTTTCTAATATAATCAGCAACTATGCTATTAGTATTATTTTCATTGAACGCCTGGTCATCATCAAATATATTTATTGATCCCGTAGACGCAAGTAGTTGACCTACTGGCAATGATGTGACTCCAACATCTGATAATATCTTTGTTAAATCGTAGTCTATTGTTTTGTCTGATAGATCAACAACAAGTCTTGGAGAAAACTCAATAAGATCAAAAGTAGAGTCAAATTTATTCATTGTATCAACAACGACTCTCACGCCACGAATATACTCAAACTCTCTGTAGGTAGTTCCGCCTACAACAGTATCGTTAAATGAAGATGGAGATGTAAGATCTGTTACAAAACTTGTAGTGTTTGTTATTGTTTCAGATCCTAGAATCCAGCCGTACTCTGGGGTAAACTGCTCATAACTATCTCCATCCCAAATATAGAATGTTCCAATATCACCATCATTTTCAATAACTAAATATGAATATCCAAGAATTGATTTTTCTGGAAGCAGCGTACTTGAAGATAGAGTTTCTGTATATCTAAAAATATCTCTGTAGATTTCTGGAACTATTAATCCGTATTGTAGTTCAACATATCCGTCAGGTCCAATAATTGCAGAACCATCTGGCCTTGTATCATTTTCTGTAAAGGTATATGCGTCTACCCAGTCATTATTACGAAGATACTGAACTCGCCAGCGAGCAGGAGTTTTTTTGTTTGCATCTCCATAAAGCGGATCGTCAATAGATGCTGTGGCTGTAGTAAATGGCCCAAGATCAACACTGCCTACTCCAGTTTGCATTTTTACTATAAGTCTATTTGCTGGTACATTATTCTTGTAAACTACAAAAGGAACTGCATCATCAATATAATAAAGTCCATTTGATATATTTTTAGCAATACCATATTCAAAATTATCTTCTGTTCTGTATGAGGTCCAATATCTAAATTGATCATAACGAGATGGCATATACCAGCGTGGTCGCTCTGCCATATCTGCGCCAGAGTTTGGCATATAAGAACCAGAAAAATATAGTGGCTTATTAATGCCAGATCTTGGTCTAAAAGGCTTGATGCAATCCTCTAAAGAATACAGCATCTTCATTTTTGTTTTAGGTAAAGTAAATTGTTGAGGTGTTCCATTATCTTCAAATCCACCATCTACTACTACATCTGCATCTGTAGCACCTGTGTAATACCCGCCAGAATCTAGCGAGTCAAATATTATTGGAAGTACATGAAATTGAGATGCTGGAGTATTTGGGCGGTATCTATAATTACCAAGTAAAAATATATTATCTGGCATATTCATATTCCACTCAGCAAGAACTAAAGATCTTAGTTGTATTGTTGCTGATGTTTGCAGATGAGTCTTTAATGTTTCATTAATAAACATTTAGACCTCTTCAAGGGTTAGATTTATATTCCAGAAATCGTATGTGCTACCACCACGTTTTACAACAGAATAATTAAAGTCTGCAAAATAAACCTGAATGATCTGGTTATATTGTGCTAAGTGTCCAAATGAAGCATCTGTTATTTCTCCACCTGTTTTAAAGTTACTATATTTATCATATGCTAGATACATCCAGAATGGGCCAGGATGGGACTGATACCAGTCTAATATTGCTACCCCGCCAGCGCCGCCATCGCTTGTAAACTCTCCGCTTGTATTTTTATATGGCGAGGTACCAGTGGAATCAAAATCTGCTACCTCAAAATATGCACGGGATGGAAGCATATTCCAAGACATGCTAATACTAAGTTTATCTGCTATATGATATGAACGCATACGACCATTAATAGTACGCTCACGCTTTTCAATTCTTTGTTGATTAAAAGATATTTCTCCACGATTATTGTCAGATAGAATTAAAAATTGATCAATAAGGTCTGCATCCGTTCCACCTGGAACTACTGCTCCAACCTCATATCCATTTGGCACATATACTCCGCCAGTTAGAGTACCAGAATTATTTGACCATAACACAGCCTCTGGACGCTCATAGCGTCTGCGACCTGTCATATATGCGGAGGTAGCCATTATGAAACCCTTTGTGTCCTAATTCTCTGTGAATCTATTTGTTTAATCTGAGTCATAACTGATCTTGCAATCTCATCAGGATTTGCTCCAGACTTAACATTTACGCTAATACTATAATTATACACTGACTCGCCATTATATGTTCCATTGTTTATAGATTTCATATTATCTAAGCCAAATTCTTTTACAGCATATCTACTCATTACAAACTCACCAGGTGATAACATTGCTGGTATTTTATCGCTACCCCTTGCAAATCCTCCATTAGCCATATATTTTGGTTTGATATATCCACCCTTAGAAAGCATCATCATGTCAAAACGGCCGCCACCACCTCCACCGCCTCCAGTAGATGAAGCAGCAAGTTTTTGTTGATAAGCAATTGCTTGTCCAGTATATCTAGCAGATGATGCTGCTAAAGATGGATCCATTCCCTGAAGAGTAAGCCCAGTAAACATTGAATTTGCAATATCAGATGCTGACTCACCACCAGATACTGCTGCTGCTACTGCAGCATTTATTTCTTCAGTAGTAGTAGATGATGCTATTGTACTAAGAAATCCATCTGCATTTGCTGCTGCTGCGGCTGCTGCTGCTGCGGCTGCTGCGGCTTCTGCTTCTGCAGCGGCTGCGGCTGCATCTGCTGCGGCTGCATTTGCGGCTGCTAATGCGGCATCTGCTGCTGCCTTAGCCTTTGCTTCTGCTTCTGCCCTAGCCTTTGCTTCTGCATCGGCATTATTACCAGTTACAGCATACTGTGTTCCTGTAGTTGAAGTAAATGTACCCTTCATTGCAGCAGCAAGTTGTTTTGCAAGACTAATCGCTTTTTCTAATTCTTTATTAAAATTAAAAGCAGCAAGTTCTGCATCAAGAATTGCTAACTCTACGTCAGCCCATGCATCCTCTTCTGCCTGTAAGCCTTCAAGTGCGGCCTTTTCTCTTGCTTCTATCTTTTCTAAAGAAAGACGTGCTGTTTCTAGTTTGCTATTTTCTATATCAAGCAATTCTTGTGCTGGAATGAGTTCATTAAGCCTTATTGTTAAAATTTCACGCTCTTTTATTTCTATAGCATCAAGTTCTACCTTACGAGCCTTTTCAAGTTCATAAATCTTATCTTCAATTTCTCTTAGTCTTAACTGTTGTGCCTCACGAAGTTCACCCAATGTATAAATTTGATCAGCAAGTAAGTTTATTTCTCTATTCTTTATTTCTCTTGCCTGCTCAGTTAAATAAATTCTATCTTGTAATGCAAGAATTCTTGTGTCTACTATTTCTCTCTGTTCTTCAAGATTAAATATTAATTGTCCTATAGCAAATTGACGATCTTCTATTTGTTTTCTTGTCATACCGTTTCTTGCTACAACACGAGCAATTTCATTTTCTCTTGCTACCCGCAACTTGTCAGACTCAGCGCTTGCAGCCTTTTGTGCAGCCTGTGATCGTATTTCTTGTGCCATTTGTGCAGCAGCAGATATATCGCCTTGTGTCAAAGCGTCAGCAAGAGATATTCTATTTTTTTCTTGACTTGCTATGTCTTGATTAATATCGGAAATGTTTTGTAGTGCTGCTTCTTGTTTATCATATTTTTCATTAATAGACTCAATAACTTTATCCATTAATTCTAATTCATTTGAAAGATCGGAAGACTCTTCTTGTAAAGCAGCAATTGGTCGTTCAAAATTCATCTCTATACTACGAGATAAAGTATTTATCTGAGACTGTAAGTCCTCAATAGGACGATTAAACTCTATTTCAATACTACGAGATAAGTCATCTGATACTTCTTGCAACCTTTCAATTTCTCTTGAAAGTCCAGTTTCTATAGTACGTGAAAGTTCTTCTGCTGCATCTTGCGCTTGCTTTAAAGGAACATCAAAACGTAATTCTATAGCAAGTCTTGCTTTATCAATTTCAACTTGAATTAAATCAATTCTCTTTTGAATCTTATTAACTACTTCTTGTTCAGCACGAACACGATCTTCAGCAGCCTTAACTGCACTTTCTGCTGATCTCTTTTCTGATCTAAATTGACGCTCAACCAATAAACGTCTTAGTTGGAAATATTTATTTACTCTTGAAGAAATTTCATCAATTTGTTTTTGAATTGCGGCAACAGGGTCTACCTTCATATCAATATCTAATTGTAAATTTGCATTAAGAGTAGTTCCATTAAGAGCATCAAAAATATCTTTAATCTTATTTGCTATTTCTTCTGATGGAACTGAGCCAGAAAGTAGGTCGCTAATTGCTCTTGCTAATTCTGGAGTATTTGCAATTTGAGCAAGTTGCTCTTTAGTAAATGTTCCAACACTAATTCCAAGTTGCTCTGATAGTATTTTTTGAAGTTGTCCACTAGTTGCTCCAGCCAATGCTGCGATTGCTGTTTGAAGTTCTGCAGTCTTATCTCTAGTTGATTGAGCAGTTTGTCTTAGTGCTAAATTAAGAAGTTCTACTTCTTTCTTTGCCCTGGCTGCTTCGTCTGCCATTGCTTTAAGTTCGTCTGGCTTAATATCTTTATTTACTATAGCAATTGCAAGTGACTCATCTTCAATCATTTTTAATGCTTGTGCATAGTCAACTCCAGCGGCACGTAGTTTTAAGAATGCTTGTCTTTGTGCAATAGCACCTTCTGCAGTACGTTTTTGTTGCTCTTGAAACTCTCCAATAGGCAATTCGGCAAAAGCCTCATTTGCTGCTTTTCCAAATTCAGTTAGTACAACCTTTCCTTTTTTAGTTACTGTAATATATTCAGCCATGGTCTTCTTATCTAGACCACTAACAAAATCTAGGAATCCTCTGTTTGCTTTAATATCTTTACCAATGACCTTGCCTTTGGCATTTTTAGCAGTAACGCCTTCTTGTAATTGTTGCATTACTCCAGAGAATTTATTTATACCTTTACCACTTGTAATTCTTAAGAGTTCTTTTACTCCACCCTCTGCATTAATAGCAGCATCACGAACCATCTTAAGTTTTTTAAGAAGATCATCAAGCGCTGTATCTCTTCCTGCCCTTTTCTTTTCTGCACCGTCGCCAGGTCCAGGTGTTCCTATATCTGTTGTGGTTGGAGTGCCATAAAATGTTTCAACATCCATTTGTGCTAATTCTTCATCAGTTTTACCCTTAGCACCTTCCATTGAAAAACTATAAACAATGTCATAAACTTCTTTATATTTCTTTCCTGCAGAGGCCTCCATAGCCTTTTTCTTTGCATATCTACTTAGCCATTCTGCTTTTGCTTCTGGATCTTGGAAGTCTGTTCTGAACTGATAAAATGTTAAATATTTTTGTATTGCTTCTTTACGAACATCTGCTGGAAGTTTTTTGTAATACTCCCAGTTTTTAATAATAGTGTCTACTCCACCTTCTGGAAAGCCAGCAGTTTTAAGAGCAACAGATATTTCTTTAGGATCTTTAGAAAAGTCAATTTTTTCTATTGCTGCTAAATCTCTAGAGAATTGTAATAGACCATCTTCTCCAAGGCCTTCAAGCATTACCTTCATATTTATTTCAGTGCCGTTAAGTTCACTAATTACAGCAATTGCTTTTGATGTTTGATCAAATTGTTCTGTAGGCAATGCAGTAACATTTAAGAAAATATCTTGTGCTAATGCTTTTGCTTTTTTACCAGATCCGATACCAGCAAGTAAGGACTGCAATTCAAATGTCTTTGCAGCACCCTGTGTTTTAACTGCCACCTTTAGTGCAGCACTAAGAGTTCCTAGATTACCTCCTTCTGCACCACCAAACATTCTAATAATTGATTCAATTTGATCTGGGTTTGCCAGTTTGTTTGCAAGCAATAACTGCATTTGAACTTCAAAATCTTGGGCGGCTTCAGCAGACTCAAACCCTGCTTTCTTAAACGTGTCTTTTGCAAACATATTTTCATCACTGAGTTTTGAAAGTGTTTCAAGCAATCTATTTGCTGAAGTTTCAAAATCTGTACCTTTAAAAATGTCTTTAACTTTACCTTTTAGTGCATCAAAATATGCATCTTCTTCAGCATCTCCACCAAAAAGAGATGTTGTAGTTGTATTTTGTATTTCTTTGAATTGTTTTAATGAAATTTGAAGACTTCTAGCAACTTCTGCAGTTAAAGTTTTTTCTCCAGCAATCTGCTGTGAAATTAACAAATTTATTTGTTCTTGTATTCTAAGTTGCTCTTCTTTATCTTTAGTCATAGCAAGTTGATCTTTTTTAGCCTTTATTTGCTTTTCATAATAAATAGTAAAAGCATCTAACTGCGCCTGAGCAAATTCTGCGCTTGTGCCAGCAAGTCCCGCAAGTTGTGCTGGAGTTTTGCGACCACCACCCACAACATCAGTTTCTTTAAGAAGTTCACGTGCTGTTCTTCCTGATTCCTGAATTAAATTAAGTCTAGCATTTAGTGGCTCTTTTAATAAATCTTCTCCATTAGGACCAACAAGCATAGTTAATTCGCCAGTAATTCTTGCATATAATCCAGCATCTCCAAGATTAACAGAAATCTGCTCTGCAACACTTCTGGCTTGTTCTGCTGTCATAATTCCATCAGAAATATATGAACTTAATTGTAAAGCAAAATCTTTTGCTGCTTTTTCTGTTCCATATATGTCTTTATTTGTCATAAATGCTTTATTAATTTGTTTACCAATATCAGATGATAAAAATTGGCTTCCAAACTGTCTTCCTACACGCCCTGCTTCATTATATTGTCCTAGTATTCCACCGCTTCTTCTTGTTGCCATTAATTCTGAAGCGCCAACTTTGCCAGTAATCTCAGAAACTTTTTTCATTTGTTCTGTATTGGCAGTAATGCTTCTTATAAACTGTTCTTCTTTTCTTGCTCTAGCCTCCATTATTTTATTACCCGCATAAATTGTTCCAGCAAAAGCAAGCACTGCAGCGCCAGCAGCGACATATGGGTTCATTAGCATTGGAATAAAGTTTGCTAATAAGGATGCACCCATTAGTGCTCCTCCAGCACCAGTATTACCTGTAGCAAATGCTCCCATTGCTGCAACTCCAAGAACACCGCTTGCACCGCCAGCAATTCTGCCAACTTTTTGTCTCTTCTTTTCTTGTGCTAGTTTTTTATCTTCTGCAACATTTTGTTCTTTTATTATAGTTTCTTGCTTTAAAGCATTAAGCCTTCTTGTTTCCCATCCACGTTTTGCAGCCTGAGATCTTCTTTCTCTTGCGGCCTCTTGTTCAGCAGTTAAAATAAGATATGATCTAGCAGCAGCATTTCGTTGTTGTTGTGCTCTGCTTAAACCAGCGGATTGAGATTTAACTTCATCTACGCCTTCAACAAAACCTTGTGCTGTTTTTCCAGCAATCATTGCTTGTATTACTGGTTTATTTGCTGGATTTTGTGCTGACTCTGCTGGTATTACTGCTTCTCCAGGAGTTAGCATTGCTGGAACTGAGTCTGTTCCACTTGCATAATATCTTACATAGTCTGTTCCACGATTAAACTTCTTTGGTAATTTCTTTGCTGCCCCCGCTGCTCCAGCCTTACCTCCAACAAAAAATCCTGGATTCATAGCAGCCAAGCGAGCCGCACTTGCAGATGCTTGATCGTATGCCAAAGCAAGTTGTCTTGCAGATGCTGCTTCAACATTAAATACTTCTATAAGTTTACTATGCCCCGTGCTGAGTGCTGCAGTCATAGATGCATTTTCAATTTCTGCTGCAGTCATATAGTTAAATGATGCGCCTAGTACATTTGAAGTTCCTCTTGCTTTTGCCAAAATCATATTAAGGCCCCAAAGACCTTTAATTGTGTTACCGACAAGGTTACCAAACAAACCAAGAGTCATAAGCAATGCAGGGAATCCAGCAGCAAATATAAGAATAAACTTCTTTGTTCCGTCTCCTAAATCATTAAATCTTTCAATAATATTTCCAACAAATTTGAGAACTGGCATTAATGATTCTAAGAATAGTTTTCCTAATGGAAGCAATTGTAACTTAACATCTTCTAATGCTTTTTGGAATTTTACGCCAACTGCTTCTTCAACTTTGCCTAATTCTCGTTGTGACAAAATAGCAAGTTCTTCTGTACTAGAAGCCATCAAATCTAGAACTCTAGAAGCCTGCGTTCCGTCACTAACAACATTTTGGAACAAAGTAGAAAGACGAGCAAACTGGAACTTACCAAATAGTTGTTCAATAGCACGAGCACGATTAAGCGGATCTAAAGTATCTAGGGCTTGTGCAAAGCCAATAACAGTTCCTCTTAGATTTCCAACATTTGACTCTACAATTCCCTTTATATTAATACCAAGATCTGCCAGCATTTCAGATGCTTTGTCTGTTGGATTAATAAGAGATGCAAGACCAGACTTTAATGCGTTAGCACCTTCTGATGCATTGATGCCGCCTTCTTTCATAGCAGTTAGGAAGAAAGCAAGATCTTTAACATCTCCACCAAGTTGTCTTATTACTGGTGCTGCTTTTGGAATTGCAATTGTTAAATCTTCAATACCTACAACTGTTTGGTTTTCTACAGCATTTAAGAAGTCAATACTTTCTGCTAAATCTTCAGTAGAAATTCTAAAAGCATTTTGTAATGATATTGTAGTTTCTAGCGCTTGTTGTTGTTCAATTTGTCCAAGAACTGCAAGTTTGTTCGCCTGAACTACTTGTGCTTCTAACGCTGCTCCGCCAAAACCTGCTGCTGCCGCATCTGCGGCCATCTTCATAGTATCTTTTACTGCAATGCCAAATTTTGCAAACTCTTTGGCAATTCGCATAATATTATTTACTGCTGCATCTGTCTCTTCTTGACTTGTAAACAGATCTCCATATACACGACGGAAACGAAGTGTTTCCATTTCTAGTTCTCTAAATGTTTTTGCTGCGGTGGCTCCAAGCATAACTAATGGCATAGTTAAACCAACCATCAACTGACGGCCAGCCCATTGTGTATTTTTACCCCAGTTAATAAGTTGTGTTGCGCCCTGTCGCATTGTTGCATTTAGCAACTGCATTCTTTGTGCTGCTAATTGAGTTTTTGTTGCAAAATCATCCATCGACTTAAGAGTTGTTGGTGTTATTCTTAAGCCCTCTGTACCGCCAGCCATTCCAGGCTTTGTTAGTCTGATCCACTGAGACTGTAGAAGTTTTACTCTATCTTCGTACGCTCTGCGTAAAATTGTTCTTTCTTGAGCAAAAGCATTTCTAATTAAACCTACACGCTTACTTAGCGTTCTTCCAAGATTTCCTTCTAGTAACCCTGCTGCAGAGTATCTAGCGTACTCACGTAGAGAAAGTTTATTTCGCTCTAAGGCTGTTGTGAATGCATCAGTGGTACCAGCAATTTTACGTTGCGCTGCTGAAAGACCTTGAATAGCATTGACTTGTTGTAATAGCCTTGAGTTAATTGCTTCTTGACTTATTGCGGCATTACGATTGCCACGAACTATTGCTTGATTGAATTCGGAAAGTGCTGCTTGCAGACGACGAAGTTCTGCAAGCGATTGGCCAGTATTAACATTAACATTAATGTTACTGTTATAATTATCTACTGCCAATTTAGCACCTTCTTAAGTTGTTATTTCATTGCACTGAGCACGTCTGATGCATCTGCAAGTTGGATTCCAGAGGCTGTTTCTATAACTTGATAAACGGTAGGAAGATCAATATTGTCCTCTACCTTCTTACGATCTTCTGCATATGCTGGTGCAAATTGCTGGAAAGCAATCATCACACAGTCAATGAGAATATCCATAGACTTATCGTTGTCATCCGCCACTGCTGCCAACTCTTGAAACTTCTTAGTGAATGGCTTCAAAAGTGAGATTTTTAAAGGCTTAATCTCAATTTCTGTACCATCAATAAGTTTGATTTTCTTTGGTTCATGAGTTGTTACTGCCACTTTTCCTCCTATTTTAGGTTATGTTAATTATAGCACAAAAAGGCTATTTTTACTATTTTGTTAGATCTTCATAATCTAAGCCCATACCAATTCCAAATCCAAGAGATTTTGCTGTTTGTCCTTGTAGGGCTAGAATGTCTTTACTATCTGTTGCTTTGCCTTTACTAAATACCCTGGCTTTCATGTCTTCCCACTCTTTTTGTCCTCTAGACTGGCCAGACTGAGCGTCAAGATCTACGCCTTGCATTGCTGCTGCAAATTTTTTATCTTGATAATCTGCTTCTCTTTTGCTTTCCAGGGTAGCCATTAATTCTGGCATAGACAATGATGATTCTAATTCTTCATAATCTTTCCATATACCCAGCAAAAATACCTCTGATTCTAAAGTTGCTAAATCTAATTCAGACCATTTCTTGCCACTTTTTTGTGCTTGATTTTTTACTGGCTCTGTAGATTTTTTATTTACTTTAATATTAGCAGCAATACCAATTAATTTATATAGATTATGTATGTCTATATTGTCAGCAACATCTTCTGGTGTACCCGCCAACTCTGGGCGGTATTGTTTCATGGCTATTTGTGCACATTTTAATAGATGATCAACTGCTTCTTCATCTGTTCTTTTAGAATCTATGTCTTCAAAAAACAACATAAACTCTCTAAGATATTTTATTTTTAATGGAACTATTTCTATTTCTGTTCCATCAATTAATTGTATTTTATCTTTTGTATAAATCTCTGTAGCCATTTTATCTATTCTATCATAACAACAAAGCCCACCGCTAGGGTGGGCCTGTCGTTAATCTAAAACTAGATTATTAAGATGCTGGTGCCCAGGTACGATCAACGATCTTACCGTAGGAAGCCGAAGTATCTTCAGGAAGAAGACGGAATGAAACCTCAAACATTGATGGTTCGTCACGCTTTGCAGATACTGTTACGTTCTCAATTGAGAGCGCACGGTATGCAGCGTAGACACGCTCAACGTATGCTGAATCTTCGCAATCTCCAGTTCCAGGACCTACAGCAACAATACCACGCTCAACTGGACACTCGCCAATGTCTCCTGCGGAGAGATTAAGAGTTTGTCCTGCTGAAGTAGATTTTGTTCCTGATAGATCGGAATTGCTGTAAGCAAGAGCCAAGAGAAGGTTCTCAAGGGTAGCCTCAGCGAAAGCAGTTGCCATATTTACTTGCATTCCCTGCTTGTATAGTTTAGCAACGTCAAGAAGTTGGTCAACCTGTACTTCACCGAAGTCTGGTTGGAACTGCAATTCAAGACCATTCATGGTATAACCAACGTTTGTAAAGTCAACATCATCAGACAGAGTATCTCTGTAAGACTCAGTTGCGTCAAATGCTGGTAGTGTGCCTGCTGTCAAAGTTGTATCAGCAACGAAGAAAGCGGCTGCACCGACGATAATGTTATTCGATGTACCACGTGTATATGCCATATTTTCACCTCTACTTTCAATAGAATCTATATGAAGTTTTGGCGGGTTTCCTCACCCCAAGTATAACAGTGTTTTTAAGTATACTCTTTAGGAAGTGGAGTAATACCACCGTAGTGGTAGTCATATTCAATAAGTAATTTATTAAGGGTTAGCCCACGTACCGTCGCCAATTGCGTCAAGTCTCTAGCCTCTTCTAACTGATAAACCTTCATGTCATGAAAATAAACATTGGCCTCTGCTATTTCTGAGTTTGGATCTAATGGATTTTTTACCAACGGTGGCTGAGGTGGCTCTGCATTTGTTAATCTACCAGCCTGCATATCTGCAACAAATTTATTAAGGTCTTCTGCTGCCGCATCTGACCTATCAAGTAGTTGAGAAATAACAATGATGGCGTCTGTGATTTGTTCTGGCAAACCATAAACATAATATAGTAATTGCTCTGTCTTAATATAATATGACGGGCTTCTCCTAAATCTTAAAAGCCTATCGTACTGAACTGCTACATCTGGATATGGACCTAATGTATTTTTGTAAATGTCATCAATTGCTGTTGGAGTTGATGGTACAACTAAAACATTTTGAAACTCACTATATTTTTTTAATTCATTAACAATGAAAGCATTTACCCACATTGGTGGAAAAGGTAAATCTCTAATACTAAGTACCATTATTCAACCTCCGCTATATCTGCTGCTCCAACAATCCATCTATACCCAGTCTCAATTCCAGCAAGTCTTCCGCCTCTGCGTTTCATACCTTTCTTAAGTCCTTTTTGAAATGCCTTAGAAAAAGGCTTGACCAACATACCAGACTGCATAAGTCTTGACTGACTTAAATATGTTGCAAAAAATGTTTTAAAGTTTGAGCCAAATGATCCAACAACATAATTGCCGCCAGGATTTTCTACTCTTGAGTGATAAGATGTTACCCAGCCTTCTAATTTTTCATCATAGTATTTTAGATATGGTTCTTTATTTGGGTAGATATCTAACTTAATTCCGTTTTCCATAATATACGCTTTGTCATAAAATGGCACCGTGCTACCACGGCTTTTTTGTAATGTTTTAGATTGAGTAAATACTGAAGAAAATGTCATACCCGCTTTTGTATAAACTGGAACAATCTTAAATAGTCTTGCAGATGCCATTCCAACACGATCCCATTCATAAACATGGTGCAGTGTTTCTGGTTCCATCTTTGCCATAGTATCAATATAGTTACCAAGAATTGTTGCAATCTTAGGACCCATTTCTTTCATAAATGCTTCTTTACCATCTTCAATACCCTTCAAAGTTCCAAGGGTATATTCAATAAAGAAATGCATGTCATCTCTAAATGGTTTAGGATCTGTGATTACGCTTATTCTTGGCATTAATCATCAACTCCTTGATTTTCTGTTCTACGCAATACAATCTTAAAATATTCTACTCTGCCAAATGGACCCATTATTGGTTCTTGGCTTGCTATTTCATAGATAGTTCCTCTGCCAGTGCGTTCGCCAGATGTTTCTCTGTAGATAAGTTCTCCAGCGGCTGTTCTTATATTTGTAACCAAAATATTAGTAATAGAATTTTCATCACCATTGTCAGAAATACGAATATCTGATCTTACCCTACCAAGCAAAAGGTTTTCAAACTGTAGTAAGAATTGTGGTCTAACTTCATCTTCTTGTAGCGATCCTACAGGAGTAGCATTAGTTGCTACCGTTTTATTATATACCCAGTCTTTTTTAATTTGACCATAGACATTCTGCGCTGTTATTGGATAATAAACATCACACAACATTGGATAAATAAAGTCTGTAGTTTCGCATGTTGCCATTATAAAACTCCAGGTTGACCGAAATTAGTTATATACTTTTCTAATATTTTATCTACAATTAAGTTGCCAGTTCCAAAGAATGACCCCTTATCGTATTCAACTCTGTATTGATCTGTTTGATACTTTAATACATATCGCTTATGGTAATCAAGTCTGCCACACTTTAGATCATCAATAAGCATAAGTGTTGCATCTTTAATATCATACGGCACTACTTTATATCCTGTTGCTAAATGGAATAAGTAGTTCCATCCCATTGGGAATGTTACTCCAGGGGCGACGGCAATTGTGTTTGGACTATCTTCTGAGTCATACATATAGATTGAGTCAGAATATGCTAGTGGAACGCCTCTTGGAAAACTTGCTTGACGAATATATGAATCTGATTGTTGTGTCCAATCCTTGATGATTGCAGTCTTATCTTTTGTTAAAAGGTAGTTCCACTGACCATCTCCCTGTGCCTGTGGACTATCGTTATAATCCCAGACTAGTTCATTATTTTCATATGCTTTTAAAATTAAATATACACGATCCCATACTGGCATAAAGTCAGTATTATTTCCAATTGTTTCATACCAAGAACGCTCATAATAAAATCCTCCAGGAACTATGGAATCAATAATTGATCTTGCTAGTCCTTCATAATATGTAGCATCTTTAATCTCAGTTGCTGTTGTGCCAAGAGTATTTGGATTTACATATGGACGCATTACTTCAAGGTTATCTTCTACAACAATATCGCCTTCTTCTGCGCTTGTAGAGGCTGTTGTATAAATTGCATCATAAATTGTTAAAGCATATGACTCATCATATGTATTAAACATATCTGGAAGAACATAGGTAATCTGTGAACTTGCTGAAGATGTTATTGTTGCTGTAACATCATTTACATTTCTTGTACCCTCATTGATTACCAAAATGTAATCAGTGTTTGGCTCTGGCACATCATATGTGATAGAGAGCGGATATGGTGGGAGTCTTAATAGTTGCATTATACTTTGCCGTAATGCTTGGCTACCTCAGCAGGCGTTGCCTCTCTTACCGCCTTATGCTTTAGCCACTTTACGGATACCTCCTTAGTAACAATATTATAACCCTTTTGAAGTTGCCCCACACCATTCCAATGAAGGTTTCTTTCAGAGAACAACGCAACTTTTTCTTGCGGGGTATCTGACTTAATTTCTTTATGATCATCTCTAGGTACAAAAGGCAAAATAGCCTCTAGTAAATCTAATTTTGTAGTTGCTCCAAATGTATCAATATCATTTTTCTTTGCATATGACTTTAATTGCGGTACTGTCATCTTGTTAAATTTTTCTACTACTTCTTTTGTTGTTGACATTTTTCCTCCACTGCTATTATATCAGAATGCCTATCTATATAAACTTTGTGGTCTTTTTACTCCTGCTGGAGTACCACTTATAATTACATTTTCTCCATAATTTGCATCAGGTATACATCCTAATGCATATCTTTGTGTAATAATTCCATTAGGACCACTAATGATTGTTCCAATACCCCCAACTGCTATACATCCATCACCGCTATGCTGATGTGGAACTGTTGGACTTCCTGGATAAGACATTTTATCTCCTAATGTGATTAAGGAGGGCAACTTGCGCTGCCCTCCCTAAACTGTGTAGTTTTTACAAACTATGCGGTTGGATCAACTGCAGCATCTGCATAAGAGACTGCATCTTGTTCTTCCCATTGAATACCAAAGCGGACGAATACTGTGTACTCAATTGTATCCTTCTTTGGCTTGTATTCACGATTTACTGTGATATCACGCTGGAAGCCCCAAACACGGTTTGCAGGGAATGTCAAATCGACATAATCTGCTGGGTAATAAGGTACTTCCATTACGTCGACACCGAGAACACGAGTTGTACGTGCTCCACCGAATGTCTGACCAACACCGTCTAGGTATTGCTGACGGTTACGCTCTGTACCGCCAGTACGTGGTGCAAACGCTTCTGCAATAGCATCAGCGAGTGTACCGTTGTTCTTAACAATTCCTTGGAAAGCATCTGTACCAGCATAGAACTTGAGGTTCTGCTTTACAGCACGATACTTACGTGGCATTGCGAGAATAATGTCCTGCATGACTTCTGTTGTCCAGTTGTCATCAGTAACAGTTACGAGTGCTTCGTGTGCTTCTCCATCATTTTGGATTTTGTAAACAAAACCTTCCATGATTGAGAGGAAGTCACCTGTTGTACCATCGCCATTGATAGCGAGGTCTTCAATATCATTAGCAAATGCATTGGTCATCAAGCGAACTAGATGATCTTCCAACGCACCTCCTTCAATATTGTCTTCAAGTGATTCAGTTGAAACTTCCCAATCAAGACGAATCTTCTTGGTTGTAAGTTCTACCTTTGTAAATGTTGCACCTGTATTTGTGTAATCATTGCTTGCTTGTGCAGCAGCACGGATAACACGCTCACCAACGTTAACCTTTTCGATTTCCATGGTGTTTGCTCGCATTGTAACTCTACGACCATCCTTGGCGAGAACTGTTGCATCCCACACATAGTCGATGAAGCGGCGAGCCTGCTCAGGCAATAGAATACCACCTGGTGTACCAGTTGGATTTACTGCGTTAGCACCTGATGTATCGCCCCAGTTTGGTGTTGCGATATTACCAAGGTTTGCACCAATATTGCTTGTGGATGGACTGGTTGCTGTTGCGCCACCAATACCGCCAGAAGCGAACGAACCATCGCCATCATGCTGATGGGCTACGGTTGGAGCACCTGGGTAATTCTTTACGATTTCTTGTTCCGACATATTGTCACCTCCTAGTGATTTTTAGTTGAATAGGTCGGCATTTTTGAGGAAACGTCCGCCCCATAGGGATTTTTGAACCTGTTGTGTAACAGGCTCCTGCACGATCTCGCCTAGATCGCCAGACTTGCGGAAAGCCGTATCTTTTTCTACAAGATCTACTCGCTTTCCAAACTCATTAAATGACCCTTTAACATCTTTTACTTCATTAGTAACTGAGTCAAGGGATTTTGTAATTGCATCTACAGTAGCCTGCATAGACTTAACTGTTTCAGCAAGATTGCTCAAGGCATTAGTTAGAGAATCATTGATATCAGCAACAGACTTTGCAATTTCTGCTGTTGCATCTGCAACTGCATCAATTGACTTTTCTGCTGCGTCAACAACAGGAGCATCTGCTACTGGTGCTGCCTCTACCACTGGCTCTGCAACTGGTGCTGCGTCTGCAACATCTTCTGCTGGAGCATCTGCAACAACGTCAGCAACTACTTCTGCTGGTGCTTCTGCTGGAGCCTCTGGAGCAACCTCAACATTGTCAACAACTGGCGCTGCATCAGCAACTGCTTCTGCAACTACGTTTGTTTCTTCTGTCATAGGATTTTCCTCCTTTGTCATCTTAATTGTTCTAATGCCTTTTGCACTATCAACTAAGAACTTTAGTGTTTCTGTATCATTTTGGTCTTCAACGAATCCAATGTTTTTCATTGTACCGCTGCAAGATGGACAATTCTCGTCGACCTCTTTTGAAAGTCTAACGATATCATCAGAACTGCACCAATAAACTGTGTCTACAACAGCCTTTGCAAGAAAGCCGCCAAGTTGTCCCTTTTCAATGGAGATAACATTGGCAAACTGATTTGCTGGGTTGTCTACTAGAGACAATTCATGCAGATCATACTCTTTAATTATACGCACTGATTTATCAACTTTTTCATCATACATGTCATCTGACTTAGTGATATTTCCACCGATTGAAAAACCAGTTAAAGTACCATCAAGAACCTTTTCCCAGGTATCTTGTGCGCCCTTTGAAACATATGCTGAAACGTATACGCCGCTATAAAATTTCTTTTCTCTAGGATCAAAATAACGATCCTCTTTAAATGAAACAACTTTACCTACAGCAGCAGGTTGATGCATTTCACGAAGATTGCCACGGAATTTCTTGAATGCTTCAATGCTTGCTTCTGTTGTAACAATATCGCCTTGTTTGTCTATATTATCTAGAGTAGCAAAGCCAGAAACTATGCGTCTTTCTTGATCTACCTTGCCAATAGGCATAGAGAAGCGAACATTGTCGCCATCGGTAGTCCATTGTGCTTTATTTATAATCATGGCAGGTTAATTATATCATTCCTTTATAATACCTTGTGGATATTACTGTGCAGAACGCCCTTCTCCTTGTGGATTTCTTCCAGAGATTGTGGATGGAGAATCAGAGTTATTATTTGTTCTTTCTGCATCTCTTTGTCGATTCCCCGCCAAATCTGCTCTAGCATCTGTGGCTTGTCTAGGAGACATTATGAATGGATCATCTCCATCTGGGCGTTGTGACATATTCAACATTTCACGAGCCTCATTTGGAGTAATAACCTGAGTTTTAACATAAC